TTCTCGATCAAGCAGATGAAAGTGATGCTCTTCGTCTGACTGATGAACGTGGCGACGACAATTGGTATTCTGTTCACGTTGATAGGCTTCCAATTAATATTGATCTTGGAGAAGCGGCTACTCTAGGTGATACTGTTGTTGCAGATGGTGCTGGTGGGTATACAGTTGACAATACTGCCAGCCCTGACGACAACCTTGTTGTAATTAAAGACGCAGATTCATCGTCGGATGAATATGTTGTTTTGAAATGAAGTTTTAATTTAAGTGATATAATATGGTTAATGTTACTACTACGGACGTTATGACGGAACAGCGAGTCCGTCGAGTTGTTGAAGATGAACGAGATTATCCGCTTATCTGGAATGGTGCATTTGAGACGATTCAGATGCCAAATGACCATCCGACAAAGACGATGGAGATTCCAAAGGATTCGGCAGTTATGTCGTTCCCTGACCGTGTTCAAGAGGGTGGCGAATTTCCACGAACGGAAGAAGAGATGAATTCAGAACAGGTGACTGTCAAGAAACACGGTTTTGAAGTGAAGATTTCTTGGGAAGCGACTCAGTTTAGTATTTTTGACGTAGTTGCACGTCAGACTGAAAAGGCCGCACAGCGGTTCAACCAGTATCTGAATAAGCTGGCGTTTGATTATATCAGTGACACTAACAACCAGCATCCGAATAGTCCAGTTAGTCCAAGCGACATTTCTGGCAGTGAGTTTGGGTTTGAACTGACTACGTATGCTCAGAAGATTGTCAAAGACGATCAGCTTGACCCTGATATGTTTGTTGTCAATACTGAAGGCGAAAACAAGATCATGAATAGCGACAACTTCCAGCGAGCAACTGAGCTTGGTGACGAGATGACGCGAGATGGAGCCATTGGTCGCTTTGCTGGTGTTGATGTCATGGTTGATAATTCGGGTCTTATGGCAGATGCTTCTGCTGAAGGATATCTGATTGATACTGATGAATATGGTCTTGAAGTTGTCAAGGAAGCCATCTCTACTGAAGAGTATGAAGACCCAACTCGTCAGGCTCAGATTGTCCAGTGGTGGACGATGCGTGAGTGGCACGTCGAAGAGCCAGAAGCCAACATCAAACTTCAAGAGTAATCAATTAAATTACTTTTGATAGCATAGAATTTCAAACATTTTTTGGATACAATATTATGATTCTTAATTATTCGGGTACTGACAACAATCTTGTTGGAGAAGTTCGGGATGCACTTGCTGGATTGGATGGAACTAAAATTCCCGATGATACGATAACCCAAACTTCTGATAAGTTTATTGTTCCTTTGCTAAACGACCTTGGGAATTATGATAGTTCTGACCAAGATGCATTTGATAATGCTGTGATTGCTTGGACAGCAGAACTATCATTCAATTCGTGGTTGAACTTTACTCGTCTTCGAGATAGAGAGATTGAAACATTTATTGATCCCGATTCTTATACTGATAATTTGGAAAATAAGACGGATTTAGCACTTCGTGTTCTTGGCATTAGTCGTCCACCGGATATTCCAAATCATGTTGTTACAATCAAACATGACGGGGCTAAAAGGAAAGTGAATCTTCATCAAGAAAGAGTCTTGGAAGGAACAGTTGAAGGCTCAGAATAATTACAGTTAATTTAAATGACTTTAGCACAATCGGGAGCAGAATCAATCATCGCTCAGTTTGGAGAAAACGTAGAAATATATCCACAATCCGGGCAAGAACCAGAAGACCCCAGTGACCCAATTTATTTTTCTGATACAAACAACACTTCTACTGCAACAGAATATAAGGTACGTCTTTATACATCTGCTTCTGATGAAATGTTGGAAGATTATGGGCTTGAAGATGAAACAGAGTCAATGATGTACTCTACATCTGATATAGCAAATGAAGGGGATAGAGTTGTTTATTCTCCGACCAATCAAAAATGGACTATCAAAAGCATTAATACTAATCAGATTGGCGATGGGCCTTATATTTGGGTTTACGGAATGATGAATATATAAATGTCTGATTTTTCAGTAGAATATGTTGGTGATACTCCGGGCGATATTCAAAATCGTCTTGCAGAGTCAAGTTCTATTGTTCGTCAAAAAACAAAAAGCTCACTGAAAAAGACGGCAATTGAAATTCAATCAGATTTAGAAGAAACATCCCCAGTTGATACTGGTGAATATCAAAACTCTTGGTATATCTTTGAAGTTGCCTATGATGAAGTTTGGGTACTAAATGAAGCTGACCATGCTAAATATGTGATGCTTCCGAACACAAACATGGTTAATTCAACCAGTGCTGATCTTCCATCACAAGGCATTCTCCATAATGTTAAAGGAGTAGCGAAGAATCACCAGAAAACATTGAATTTGAACATGGCAGACGAATTGAAACGTATGATTCGTTCTTTACGCTAATAATATGGTTGATTTAGAAAACTCTAATAAGAGACTGATACAAGGAATCAGTAGACTGCTCAGGAATGAAGTTGATGGATGGTCTACTAACTCTGAATATAATGTTGATAATGTGTGGGGAAAGGGAACACCACAATCTGTCCAAGATGAATTTCCAAGGGGTATTGTTGATGTCGTTTCAGCAAACGATTTTGAATTGAGTGTTAATTTAAACATACGTCTTCGTGAAGCAACTGTTAAAATTGTTGTTTTTGGACATGGGGCTGGAAAAGTAGAAGAACTTATCAACGATTCTGAAGATGAAATAAGTGATAAATGGAAAAACTTAGATTCAGATGGAAATTCATATATAGGCGACTGGTCGTTTAAGAATGTTGATGGGACTACCGAAACGATTGAAACTGGAGAGCAAGAAGGCGAATTAAAGTACAATCGTTCGATAGATTTAGTTTTTGAGACTATAAAGAATTGAGAATGAATGGGGCGAACCACTTCCGTCCTTTGAATATAAGTGGACTTAACTATAAAGTGATAAATTATGGCAGGAGATAGTTCTGTTATCGTTGGCGCGCAGCCTGTTGAGTATGGAGAAGAAACGAGTTTTGCGACAGGGCTAGACGGAAGTACTGATTATAAGTGGTTTGGCATTGGAACCAGTTGGTCGCCTGAACAGGGAGTTGAGAGTGAATCGGTCACGTATCTTCCTGAATATGAAGCAGACAACAAACTTGAGAAAAATGTCAATGTAAAGCTTCGGGAGATGTATTCTGGAGATATTACGTATCATCCACAATCTGGGTTTGATTTCTTGAAGTTTTGGACAGGTAAGGTTGGAGGGACGGCTGATGATGTTCCGACGATTCAGATTGGAGAAGTGGACGAAACAAATGACGAATATCGTCGTCTTCTTGGAGGGGTTGGTGAAGAATTTAGTCTAAGTGTTGAACAAGATGGAGTTGCAGAAATTGATGGTTCGTTTATGTTTGCAGCGGCAGAGCCATTTGGTCCTGCTGATTATGTTGGTGATGGTATTGTTGATCTTGCGAATTCTGTCACTCCAACAAACGATGAAATTAGTGTGATAACAAGTTCTCTTGATGAAGGGTTTGTTGCACTCTATGAAGATAACAGTGGGACGTATAACGAATTGGATAGGGTTGAAGCGGATTCATCAACTGCTCAGAACACTGATGATCTCGCTGGTTCAACTGTTGATGCTGTTCAGGTAATTAAAACCACGCAAACGTTCACGTCAGAAACGCTTACTGTGTACGATGAAACAGATGGTGGTGGCACTGCTGAAACGATTGATGTTAATCGTGAGGGCAGTCATGCTTCTGAGGTCACTACTGAACCACTTTCATATGACAATCTTTCAAATGTGAGTTATGGTGGTTCAAGTCTTGATGGATATGTTGAAAGCATTGAACTTTCTGTTTCAAATGATGTTGTTGAAGTTCGGGACCCTGATTCTGGACGGGAGACACAGATAGCGGCCATTGTCCCCGTTGACAGGGAGGTGACGGTCGATCTTGATATTACGTATGATTCCTTTGAGCTTGTTGATGAAATCCGTTCATACAACGCTCAGGACTTCAAATTCGACTTGGGAACTACGACGTTTACGGTTACGGGCGTTCAGTTCCCAGAAGCGCCATTTGAATTTTCTCCAGATGATCTTATTTCTGATTCATTGTCATCTGACCGCGCTTCGTCTCTTTCGTGGAGCTAAAGTATAGACATTCAAATAAATTTAGATTCTATTACAAGGTAATAATAATAAATGGTTGAAACATTTCAGCTTGGCGGAGAGAAGTACAAAATGACAGGCAATCCCACACTCGGAACAGTCCGAAAAGTGCAGTCTATGCAGACTGATCTACTTTTGGACTATCTGGATGAAGAGAAATTAAAGGAGATGGAATCTCTTGATAACGAGAGCCAGATTATCCAAGCAATTATTGATGAGGGGGGCGTTGAAGCATTTGAAGAGGTTCAGTGGAAACGGAGTATGCTTGAGCCAATTCAAACGATTTCTCTTGCCGCTGACCATCCGTTCAATGCAGATGAGTTTGAAAAGATGCCTGCAACTGAGTACAAAGACAATAAATCTCAAGCTGAAGATGCTCTTGGCGGAACTGCAACAGATTTTTTCAAAGAATTGGGAATCGGTTCGTCGTTGAGCGAGGAAGAAATGAACCGGATGCAGTAGAAGAGTATAAACAAAAGAAGGAAGATTTAAAGGAAAATATTCTGCCACTTAGTGCAGAAGAAAGAGTCAGAAAGATAAAGAAATCAATTCGCGGAAAGGCAAATTATGGTCCGTATTCTGAGCATAAAATAATGCAAGAATATTCAATAAGCTATAATCAATTGATGTCTTTTCCGTATGAAAAGTATATGGAATTTGCCAAAATTGTTGCTCTTGAGGCAAAACATGAAAAGAAAGAAAGAGAGAAACAGATGGAAGATACGTAATGAGAGACGGAGTTTGGTTTGGAGATATAGCTGTTTCTTTGATTTCTGATAAAAATACAGACATTACTGTAGACACAATTGAGAAAAATTTTGTTGAAGGTTCTTCTCAGACATATAAATTAAATTCAAATCTTGAATCTGGCACATACACTCTTTTTCTGAATTCAAAATACCATCCGAGAGATGAAAGTCTTCGAATGCAACGTGATGCACTCAAATCAATGCCTTATAGACACGTGACAGAGTTTCCGTATCAAGACGGTGGGGAACAAGGATATATTCTTCCAGAGTCTGTCACGGCAACTCACACGCCTTCTGAAGAGTTTGACGAAGGGCAAATTACACTTCGGTTTTTAGATGATTTTCAATATCGTCCTGCTATTGATGTTGAAGCAGAGGAATATTCTGATGGTTTTGGTCCAGACAAAAAAGAGTCGTTAATTGCTATTCCATCTATTGTTGAGAATGTAGAAGGTGAAGATGGTTCTTTGACTCCTGACTATACAGGGGAACTTGATTATTATGCGTATGAAGATGATGTGATTGAGTACGATCTTCCTGACTCAGATTTTACAGCGGCAGAACGAAAGTCTCCGGTGAGGGTGTATGACTCATTTCCAATGAATGAAAGGATATATTCTCCTAATCGGGAGTTGGCTAATAGTTCGACCATTGAAAATGATTTTATCTATTCTGAAACACAAGTTTCTTCAGAAAAAATATATGATGAGTCAAAAAAACTTCTTGGAGATGTGAAATTAGATGCAAATATGTCTGGATATTTGAGAGAAACTGGGAATTATTATTCTGAAATTCATTTTCATAACTCATATTCAAAAAGCGTTCGTCGTGGCTTTCCTTTTGTTGGTTATTCTTTTAGTGGAAAAAATGTATTTGAATTTTCATTAGACAATTCATTCTTTACCTTTTCTGAAAATGGATATTATGTCGTTGTTGAAGATGGAGAAAACAATGAAATAATAATTATCGCAACAGATTCAGATGGGTCTTGGAACAATAATTCTGGAACTGTTTCGAGACAGAATCTTGATTCTACAAAAGAATATACATTTTTTGTCGGTTACAATATTGGTATTCCGAGTGCAGAATTAGCTCGCTATATATATAACACTGGAACTGTCAAAAGAACATTAGTTCAGAGATAATATATGCCGGTAGCAATAGGAGATACTGAGATTGCTATTGTTAGTGAGATAGAAGAAACAATAGAATCTGAAGTGGATGAAATCAAAGATGCGTTCAAAAGTCTTGATAATATTCCGGTCAAACATCGTCCTTCTGTCGAGACTATTTCTATTACTGGTTTTCTCAATAAAGAAATTCACTCACAAAACC